ATATGGTGTTGCAAAACACCGTGAGGGTAAACCTCTATGGAAAACTGTATTTCGGAAACCTTTAGAAGCAATGTTTCTAAAGGGTAATCTTGGCGACGAATACTCGGTTAAAGGAAAATATTCCGTTACCTGTAACGTTGGATTGGATCCCGCATTCGGGAAACAGCTCCAATATGTTGCCTGGACCATCTATAATAGTAGAGGCCAGGATAAAATATTAACACGCGCTGAATCAGTTAATGAAATGGGAAACAAGGCACGAATTGTGACCTGTTCCGAATGGTGGGTCAATGTTTTGGCCCAACCATTTACCCATGAGATGAAATACTTATTAGGATTTCATCCCAGTGCCCACTCCTCCCTAAAAAGGGCGGACCAAGCATGGGAATCAATGAAGATATTTCAAAAGGCGAAGAAGCTAAATATGGCTGTTCTGTCTTCTGACCTGAAGGATGCGACAAATGCCGCACCTCATGACCTTGCAGGTGCCCTCTATGAGGGTTTCTGCATAGGTCTCGGTCTTTCGACAGACAATCTTGAATACAAGATTGTTCGTGGCCTTATAAGGGATCGTCTCGTCAAAATTTCATATTTGAAAGAAGAGATCGATCTTAAAAGAGGATTGTTAATGGGCGAGGCTTTGGCTAAGCCCTTTTTAACTCTCCTTAATTTGGCAGTCGAGGAACTATCGTTCTTTGACTATTGCAAGGAAGACATCATGACCTATGCGATCGACGAACCATCCCCTTATAGGGGGTGGAGAGCCTTTCACATTGGTGGTGATGATCATCTTGCTCACGGTCCTAAGGGATATTTGTCCCTAATCACCGAAAACCACATCAAATCCGGATCGATTATATCGCCGGATAAACATGCAGTATCGAGACTAATGGTCAAGTACTGTGAACGTACCATATTCATTCCATATTTGGAGAATGTGGTTGGTAACAAGCTCAAAGAGCTTGTATGGAAAAATCCCGAATTATTACCTATCACCGATACGGTGAAGGTTCGATTACTCGAAAAGGGTGATTCAATTCAGACACAAAAAGACGACAAAAATGTTGTCTTTGGGAAGGCGCATCAATTGATGCGTAACTTACTTTATCAAGATAAGAAATTTTCCCAAATTGTTGTCAACCTATTTGATTGCAGGATGGGATGGCTTTTGCCATCCAAGAGTACCAGGCATAAGCTCTGGTGTCTCTCCAGGCTACCACCAAGTTGTGGTGGCCTTGATCTTGGATCAAAGGAAGACATATATGAACTCGTGAACAAAAGTCCATGGGTCATACGATGTTTCATCGCGAAGGCAATAGCCGGCGGGGAAGACATTAGTACGGAGAAGGGGTTATTACTCCGTCTTCATACTAGAAACACGTTTCGAGGCAGTAAATATGCCAAGCAACTTGTAACCTATCTAAGGGAAAACATCGAATTAGATGAACTCCCCTCTCTATGTGAGAGGCTGTCCTATTGGGACGTTAGAAAGTTATATCCCGATGTCTCTGATGAGAGAGATCGGATTGAACAGGCATCACGGGATGGTATTTACGATAGTAAAACCTACTGTGAGACTCTTGCCAGATCTGCTGTTTTCCGAGAGGCCCTTGTGGGGCCCCATGGAAAAGAGATTGGCACCTTCTCAACTGTTCCATATATGGAAC